AGACGATAAAGAGAAAAAGGCAGACCAGAGATACTCTAGGGAAATAGGGAAGTCGGGGCCTTCTAATTCCTTTGGAGTACGTCCTGTCTGCCTTTCTACTTGCTCTAAGTGTTCTAGTTTTGTTGCGCCGTCTTGACTCTTGGATAGGTCGAAGCTCCATTCAGCATACTCGACCAGTTCGTCAATTAGGCTTGCGTAAAATCCAGAGTGTCGTTAATCGCCTCTTCAAGCTGGTCTTTAATCCAGAAATACTCGGTGTAGATTTCCTTAGCCTTGGCTACAGAGAGCTTAGGGCTTTCACCATCATAAGTGATGTCCCATTCCTTTGTAGCCTTAGCCAGTACGTCGATAGACGACTTCTCTAGGTCAGCAGCAGAGATTTGTACTTTCTTGCTCTTCTGCATCTGTGCTAGTCGCTTATCGGTCTGCTCATGCACCAGCTTCTTGTACTCCTTGGAGTGTGGTGCATGGAGAGTGATACTCATCTCACGCTTCTTAGTGCCTTCGTTCATCAGAGGCTCTAGGGTATTTGGATGTACCAGAATAACTTCGATTGTGTCGGAAGTTGGGGTAAGGTTCTTCAAGTCCATTGTCGGGTTCCTTTGGGTTAATTCGGGTTACTAAATGAATGAGAGAGGGAGCCACCCGACAAGCTCACCTCTCTCCCCTCGGCCAAGGGATTCTTATACAGTGCTTGTGGTGATCTTCAGATTGGTTTCGAGGCCAACTGCATCGTCGTACAGAGCCACAAACGGAAGAGTAACAATACGGGAAGTTGGGCCATCAACAGGAATGTCCGCACCGTTGAACTTCACCCGTGGGAAAAGGAAGGTCATTACGTTGTCACCAGCAGTAGTACCTTCGGCAACAGAAACCTGAATAGCACTCTCGGTCTCATCAAGAAAACGGTTGACCAGAGACAAGTCTTCAAAGTATGCGGTGATAGTACCTTCAATCTCCGCACGGCCAAACTCAAGCTGTGGGGCAGAATCGCTGCCTACAACAAACGTAGGTGCAAAAGAGTTGGTAACAGTAAAGTCTACACTGGTCACGGTAGAAAGTGCCGAAGCTCCGCCGATACCGTCTACATCAGCAACCAGAAGGCTACCAGAATAAGCATCAAACGGCTCGCCTACACCAGCAGCAGCTACAGTCTTCTCTGTACCAGAGATAGTCATGTCTTTGCCAACCATGCCAAAGGTAGCGGATACCATTTGGTTAGGAGCCATAGAAACGCTCATAGTGGACACAGTACAGCCCGTAAACAAACGTGCTTGGTCGATGTCCTCAGCATAGTCTTCCAGAGTCAAGAATTTAGGTGTTGTGCCTACCGTCAGTACGTTAGTGCTGAACGTAGACAACATAGCCGACTCAAGAAGATCATCGTAAGCAGAGTCACGAAGGTCTACAGTGATGTCACCAGCTACAGAACGGTTGCCATGACGGTCAACCCGTGGCATACGGTCAGGCTGGATTTCGTTACCAGCTACACGTTCTTTGGACAGGTTGAGAGAGTGGGTATTGAATGGTAGGTTAGTGTAAGAACTAGCCGCAGACCCGAAAGTGCTTTCAACACCGAAAGCCAAACGAGAACGAGAACCTTGTGCGAAAGCCATTTGCTTCCTCCTTAGTTATAAATGTAGAACCCGATGTTTACCGGGACATAATAGAACGGAGTGTCTAACCCGCCACCTTCTCGTTCGGCATAGTCGATAGACACAACGATGCTGTCTCCACTACTGTTAATGAAGGAAGCATCGGTAGTTGCTTCAAAGGCGTCTAACACCTTGTCAGCCAACTCATCAGCAGCACCGGGACCAGTACCCTCTGGTGCGTAGCACACCACGGTGAATACACCGTTGTAGCGTTGCTGTGGGTTTAAGCCTCTTACAGCGGGTCTGCGAGATTGAGGCACAAAGAAGGTCTCAACGTAGGAAGTACCATTCTTTCTGTCGTAGCTAGAGTTCTCGTAGGAAATAGAGGGTAGGCCAGACACAGCTTTCAGCTTAGTCTCTAGGGCTGCACGAATGTCTCTGTATATACTAGCCATGCTTACCTACCATGTTGCCGGATAACTTTATCTACTACTTGGTGCTTAGGGTTGTTATCAACTTCTTTAGCGTGAGGCGAACGGTTGATGAAGTAATAGTTGTCAGCTTGGATGCCGATGCCTTCTTTAACAGGACCACCGGGGCTACCCACCTCAACAGTCTTCTTGATGTCGTTTACCAAGTTATTAAGGGCTTTGCCTCGCTCGGACCCCTTATCTCGGCCTGTAGGCTTACCCAGAGAGGACTTACTACGGCCCCCACCAAGGTTGTCCTTGAAGGACCAAGAGTTGACGAATGCACCTGTATCTACAGGAGAGGCCAGAACAACAGTCCTAGCCACGTCAGTCATCTTGCGCTCTACAGCGTCTTCAACCATCTGATCGATCTCTGCCAGCTTCTTCTTAAGAGCAGGGGAGACCTTTATCTTAGGGACTGCCATTATTCAAACACCTCACAGAGGTAACAGACGGGCTGACCATTGCTACGAATAGTCCTAACGGTCTGAATATTGACCGGATCACCATAGCCTAGAATTTGGTCTTCATCATCAGGGGTAACTGACAGACCTTTAGCAGCTATGACGCAAACCCGACTGCCCTTCCTAGTCTTATTGAGGTCAAATGTCCCCTCTGCTAGGTTATAGAAATATCCCGTGAAGGAATAGTCCAGAGTCTCACTCCCAGATACAGTACCGGAAGAAGTGTCGTAGGAGCCTGTTTTGGTGACTTTGCGGAGTGTAAGGGGTTCGCCAAAGTCTTGGACCAACCTCAGAACGTCACTAGCATTAAAAGACATGGACTATTCCTCACTCGTAATCCGCAGAACCATCGTAGTTTGGTGGGTTGCGGAAACGATCCCGGCGGAAAGATGGGGTAACACGATCTGTGTCTTGCCTTACCACAGAGATAGCTGCCTTACTGAGGCCCCCAGCTTTGACGCCGAGACCCGATTGTTTCTTGGACTCAGCCTCAAGATTTTCTGCAAGGGCCAGATAATGGGAGTGAAGATCAGAGTAACTAGCACTAAGAGCGCCATCAAGCTCAGTGTCAACACGACGAGAATACTTAGCTGCAATAGCTCGACAGCAGTAAGCACCAGCCTCATAAACATTGTCACCGGACTCAGTAAGAGCAAAAGCAATTTCATCGTCTTGTACCTGTACGTCAAGCGGGTCAGTGTCACCTACGAGAAAACGTACTGCATTGCGACGGCCTGTCGCAGTGGTGGTATTAAGATCGTCAACATCGTAGGTGAACGTCATTATGCTTGTTCCCAATCTGACCAAGGGCTGTTACGCCAAGTACGGATATGACCACGTTGTTTCTTCGTGATCGTAGAAGCCTTACACTTCTTCGTGTTGTATTCACGCTCTGTCTTCGTGAACTGCTTAACCTTCTTGTTGATGTTGCTCACGATAGCCGCAAGCTCATCGGAGTTTAACTCATCAAGGCCATCACCAACAACTACCTTGATAGGCTCCTGTGAAGGAGGCTCTTGTCCCAGAAGGCCCTGATTAAACAAAGCTAAGGTGGTTTCCCAAGAGATGCCTCGCTGTTTCCAGTCAAAGACATCCCTTGGTTTCCAGTTAGTCCCCGCCGCTGAGAACGGGGACTTTACGATATGGTTCCAGTCAAGCTGGAAGGGGAGAGAGGAATAGTCGGGCATATTCCGTTCTACCTTATGCTACTGCGGTTGCGATAAACAGACCAAGCTCGCCACCGACAATTTTCATGTCGTAGGACATCTTTACCTGAATCATCTCAGCAATCTGCTGACGCTTCAGAGCGTCGTCAGAGAAGGACTCAACAGTGATACCGAGGTTGTTTACACCCGGCAGGTTGTTCCAAGCGAAGGTCAGACCAGCCGAAGGAGTCATCAGACCAGCGTTGCTTGGAGTGTAGCAGAGCAGTGCGCCCTTGCCACCGATAAACGAAAGGGTCTCGCTACCGTGGACATCGGAACCGCCCGGTACGTCTTCCTTGGCAGTGTTCTTGACTGCTTCCATGACGTAGTAGTTTTCTACCTCAAAGATTTCTGCCAGCTTCGCCTTGGTTACGAGAGCGGTGTTCTGTACCGTAGCACCACCGTTCAGGCGAGCCAGAATCTTTGGGTTGTTAATCAGTTGATCGTGTACTTCACGGCCAACAACCATCGTGTTAGGGCGGAAACCACCGGACTGAAGCTGAATGGTCTTAGACGCACGGGTAACATCCACAATAGGAGTAGAGTTGTCGTAGTCAGACCACTGAGTAATTTCAGCATCAGTGTCATTGTCCGCATTGGCTACACCAGCCCAGTCGGTCCAGCCCGCAGAAGCCTTAAAGAAGGTGTCTGCAAACTTTTCTTCCCGGTGAACCATGAGCTGACCCATAAGGGTCTGCGCTCCGGCAGAACGAATGTCCAGAGCAGCATCTTCGTTAGCAAGAGTTTGCTCATCGAAATCCATACCGAGGCCATACACGTCAGCAAAATAGCTGGCGTTGGAAATGCGCATGCCGATACGTTCTACTTCGGTACGAGGCGCAAGGGCCTTGACGTTACCGGAGCGGTTCATTTCTGCACGGTCGTAGATGTAGTATTTGTCAGACTGCTTGTCTACGCCTACTACAGGGAAAACCTTATCAGCAATAAAGGCTTCTTGAGATTGTGCGTAAGCCAGCGTCAGATTAGTGAGCGGCTGGTCGATATGCACGTTAGATGGGGTCAGCAAAGGCATTAGTTATCTCCTATTACTTCTATATTACGTTGCAGTTGCGTCAGAATACTTCAGCAAGACGGAGATAATGTCGCCAGAAGCGGCATCACCGTTGCCAATGTAGTAGCCAACAGCAGCTTGAGTGGCAGAGGCGGAAACTGCCTTGCCGGTGTCGTCAGAGCGGACCCGGCGAGAGACAGATACGTCAATAGCACCGCCAGCTTCCACCATAGCGATGCCCTCAACTTGGACACCAACTACAGCTTCGGCTGCTGCATCGTTAAGAGTTGCACCAATTACGTCGTCGCCTGTGGTGGCTACGTACTTTGCTTTTGCAGCCTCAGCATCGACAAGGCTGAGGTCTACGAGACGGTTTGCTGCCAAAGTTTCGTCAGCAACCAAAGAAACACTGTTAAAGCGGCCTGCATTCGTCGCCATGTTTTACTCTCCTTTGTAGAGCTTAGTGATAAGTGCCTTGCCTTCGTCGGTCTTGGCTACAGCAGCGTATGCTTTAGCGTAGCCAGACTTGGCAATAGCGTTTTCGTCCATGTAGGACTTTACCATAGAGTCCAGTTTGTCCTGTGGGGAAGCCATATCAGCTTCTACAGAGGCTTCACCAATCTCTTGCATCGAAGCACCCATAGCAGCATCAGCAGCTTTGAGGGCTTCTACGATTGCGTCATCTTTAGCTACATGAGCCAAGAGGGAGGCCGCAATTTCGTTATCGAAGTTAGGCAGGATTTCGTCAGCTTGCTTCTTAAGCTCGATATGACGCTTGGCAATCTCTGCTTCTTCGAGAGCTTTGAGGACGGGGGCCGGGATGTCAGACTTGACAACCTTCTCACCGTCAAATTCTACATACTCAGGCTCTTCAGCCTTCGTAACTTCTTCTTCGGAAACAACGTAACCGTTGTCTTCGAGGGCCTTGGAGAGGCGGGAGACTTCTGCCTTAAGAGCGTCAACTTCAGCCAAGAACAGTTCGGACTGGTCTACAGCCTCTTCTGCTACCTCAGCTTCGTCAGCTTTGTTAAGGCGAGCCATAAGCTCCTTCTTCTCGTCAGCGGACATCTTGTCGAGTTCTTCCTTAGCCTTCTTCATGGCTTCGTCTTCACCCATGCCCTTGTCCATGAAGTACGCCTTACGCTCATCGAGGTAAGAGTCGTACCCTTTTTCCATGTCTTCCATGCTTTCGTCCCTTTTAATAAGACAGATTGTAGCGGCTTG